CCGTCTGTTCTTAACTATTGAACAGGCACTTGAAAGAGCAGCACAAGCTCAACTCTTCGAATTGAACGACGAACTGACAAGAGCAAACTTCAAAAACATTGTTGAACCATATCTCCGTGATGTTCAAGCAAAGAGAGGTCTTTATGGTTTCTTAGTTGTTTGCGACAGCACAAATAATACTCCTGATGTGATTGATAATAATGAATTTAGAGCAGACATCTATCTCAAGCCTGCTAAGTCGATCAACTACGTAACACTAACCTTTGTTGCAACCAGAACTGGTGTTGCATTCGAAGAAGTAGCTGGCACAGTTTGATTTAGTTAAACAAACAAAAAGGAGGACCTAAAAAATGGCACACACTATTCAAGATTTCAAATCAGTACTAAGAGGGGGCGGTGCCCGCCCCAATCTATTTGAAGTTGTTTTAACTGATATTAAAGGTGGAGCAGAATTCGCTGCAGATGAGTTTTCAATCTTATGCAAAGCAGCTAACTTACCAGCATCAAACGTAGCATCGATTGATGTTCCATTTAGAGGAAGAACCTTCAAGGTTGCTGGAGATCGTACCTTTGATCCTTGGACAATCACCGTCATCAATGATGAAGACTTCAAAATCAGAACTGCTATGGAGCAGTGGATGCAGTCAATTGCACAATACTCTGATGGAAGTGGTTTCACCAACCCCGGTGATTACATGTCTGATGCAACTGTAAAACAACTCAAGAGGGTTGCTTCTACCACAGGACCAAACGTTGAGTCTGGTGGTGGACTAGAAGTTGCTAAGCAGTATAAGTTCTACAGCATTTTCCCAACCGCAATTTCTGCGATTGATCTATCATACGATACTGGAGACACCATTGAGGAGTTTACAGTTGAATTCCAAGTTCAATATTGGACTCCAATAACCGGAGAAAATTGATCCGATAAATAGTCCATAGACTTTAAGGATCAAAAATAAATTATGGCAAGGTTATTTGGTTTCTCTATTGAAGATACAGAACCACTATCACCAAATGCAGTCAGTCCCGTTCCACCTAACAGTGATGACGGGTCTGACTTTTATTTGAGTAGTGGTTTTTTTGGTTCTTATGTAGACATTGAAGGCGTTTATAGAACAGAGTATGATCTTATCAAAAGATATCGTGAAATGGCACTTCATCCAGAATGCGATAGTGCTATTGAAGATATTGTAAATGAGGCTATTGTATCGGATAGTAATGATTCTCCTGTCCAGATTGAACTATCCAATTTAAATGCAAGTGATGGTATTAAAAAGAAAATAAGGGAAGAATTTAAATATATTCTCGAACTTTTAGATTTTGATAGAAAGTGTCATGAAATTTATAAGAATTGGTATATTGATGGTAGACTTCACTATCATAAAGTAATTGATTTAAAAAATCCATCAGAAGGAATACAAGAGTTAAGATATATCGATGCAATGAAAATTCGATATGTTAGGGCTCAAAAAAAGAAAGATAGAGATAAGTTTAGATTGTCTAATGTAAACACAGATAATCCAATGGAATATGAGTTTCCAGAAATTGATGAATATTTTGTTTATAATCCAAAAATGACATATCCAACTTCAAACCCATCATCGATGGGTGGTAGTTCTGGAATCAAAATGTCTAGAGACTCAATTACATATTGTACTTCGGGATTGGTAGACAGAAATAAAGGATCAACTCTTTCATATCTTCATAAAGCAATCAAGTCACTCAACCAGCTAAGAATGATTGAGGACTCTCTTGTTATTTACAGATTGTCTCGTGCTCCAGAAAGAAGAATCTTCTACATTGATGTAGGCAATCTTCCTAAAGTAAAAGCGGAACAATATCTCCGCGATGTTATGATGCGTTATCGTAACAAGTTAGTATATGATGCTAATACAGGCGAAATTCGTGATGATAAAAAGTTCATGAGTATGCTTGAAGATTTTTGGCTTCCTCGCCGTGAAGGTGGTAGAGGAACTGAAATCTCAACACTCCCAGGTGGTCAAAATCTTGGAGAGATTACTGATATTGAATACTTTAAGAAAAAACTATATCGTTCACTTAATGTTCCACCTTCGAGAATGGATGGTGAAGGTGGATTTAATCTTGGACGTTCATCTGAGATTCTTAGAGATGAGTTGAAATTTACAAAGTTTGTTGCTCGCCTGAGAAAGAGATTTTCTTACATGTTCAACGACATGTTAAAAACTCAATTGATTTTGAAGAATATCATTACTCCAGAAGATTGGCAAGTAATGGAAGAACATATCCAATATGATTTCTTATATGACAACCACTTCTCAGAGCTAAAAGATGCAGAACTCTTGAATGAAAGATTAAATATGGTTCAAGTAGCAGAACCTTATGTTGGTAAGTATTTTTCACAAGATTACTTGAGAAGAAAAATTCTTCGCCAAACAGATCAAGAAATTATTGAACAAGATGCACTGATTAAAAAAGAAATTAAAAATGGTCTGATTCCAGATCCATCACAAATGCAGATTGATCCTGCAACAGGACAACCAATTCCACCAGAAGTTGGCGGTGATCTTGGAGCACCAGTAATGGAGCCAGATTTAGAATCTCAAGGAAAAGCAACTGAAGCACCAAGCATTCCCAAGGGTGGAGAGATATAAATAAAAACGATTAACTATAGGTATTAAAATGGATGATCTTCTGGATATGATTATTGCTGACGAATCACCATCTCAAGTTAGTGATAAAATCAAAGAACTACTTTTTACAAAATCTGCAGAAAAAATTGATGCTTTTCGTCCAATGGTATCTGCAAATGTATTTGGTATTAATGATGAGGAAGAAATCGAAGGAGAAGAATGAAATCATTCAAACAATTTTTAACAGAATCTGTTAATATTGCCGGAGATTTCACAGGAAATCTCTATATAAACTCAAATCAACCAGAGCAACAATCAGTTGGTGAGAGTTACGTTGCGGATGTAATGTGGCAAGGTAATTTATACAGACTTGAGTTAGTAACTAAATCAGGTTTACCTTCGAAGCAAGAACTTGGTGAGCAACTTCAACAAGAGTATCCTGGAGCTATTGTTCACCAAATATATCCAACAGAAGTAAAAAATTTCAACATTAAAAACGCAAAGAGATACCACCCATCAAAGTTAGAATGGATTGATTGATAAATGGCTCAGTGGAATATTCAAACTCAAGATTATCTGAATCAAGAAAGATCTTTATTTGAAGTTGTTGGCGTTGCATCAAGTGATGGGCAAGTAATAAGTTATCAAAACCCGTTTCCGGTCACAGGCACTATTGGAATACAAACAGGTACTGGGTTAGTAATTAATCCAGATACTAATGCATATGATGCTTTTGGTAGAGCAAGAGTTTCTGAACCATTTACTCTAGGGGATTACAAACACTTATATGCTATTGATACCAACTTTCTTGATAGGTTATCAGGAACTGGTTCATCAGTTTCATATTTAGTAAACCAAGCAGCAGCAAGACTTCAAACTGGTATTGGAAGCACGGCATTTTGTATCCACCAAACAAAGTTTTATCACCATTATCAACCAGGAAAATCGCAACTAATTTTTAGTTCTTTTAATTTTTATGCACCTCAGCAGAATGCAACAAAAAGAACTGGATACTTTGATGACAGGGACGGAATCTACTTAGAACAAGTTGGATTAAGTACTTCTGATGGAGTTAATGCTGGAATAGGAACTTATAACTGGGTCATCAGATCTTTTATATCAGGAAGTGCAACAGAAACAAGAATTCCAAGATCACAATGGAATAAGGATAAATGTGATGGAACTGGTGCTTCTGGATTTAATATAGACTTTACAAAAACTCAATTAGCATTTATTGACTTTCAGTGGTTGGGTGTTGGTAGAGTTCGTTGTGGTTTTGCCCACGATGGAAAGTTAATTACTGCACACGAATTCTACCATTCAAACAATCTTTCTACAGTTTATATCTCAAATCCAAATCTACCAGTTCGTTGTGAGATAAGAAATACTGGTGTTGGTATTGGAGCATCATTTGATCAAATTTGCTCAACTGTCGCAAGTGAAGGTGGTTATGTAGAAAGCGGCGTTGACTTTGCATACACAATGGAAACTACAAGATTAGTTCCAACTCCAGGAGGAACAGAACTTCCATTAGTTGCTATTCGTC